GTGAAGTCTAGTTCTTCTTTAGTGAAATCTTTACCTGTTTTAATGATAACAGAACATCCACTACATAAAAGTGCTAGATTACCGCCATTAAATTTAATAATAGCTTTTTCTTCCATTAGTCAAGTCTTGATTGTGATAGTCCTAAATCTTTAGCTTCCCCAGGGTGAAGCTCTATATGAGAATGACATGCTCTACATACAGCTAACCATGTACCTATTTTAAGATAGTTGTCACCCACTCTACCTTTGGTATGGTGCACCTCAGTACTTTTACCTGTACAACCTACTAAGTGAGCTTCACACATGGGTTTTGCTACTAAAAAAGCTTCCCTTAATACAGAATATTTGTCCATCTCCACCCGTCTCTTCTTAGAGACAGGGGAGATAGACTTAGGTTTTTCTATAGAATACCAGCAAGCTTGACAATACTTGTCCTTGCCGTGTGACTTCCAAATGTGTTTGAGTTCATTACACCCAGCACATTTTTTAAGTTTAGGTGTTATCATCTTTGTACAGGTCTAATGATTAAACTATCTTGTACTGATTTATCCAATATACCTATTGGATGTGGATGATATGTCACCTCTAAAGGTCCTTGTTCTATAAGTTTTAAAAGCATTTGTCTGTCGCTTTCATTTTTAGGTGTAATCACAAGCTGCGTAACACCATTGGCAATAAATATGTTTTCCATTATTCTTCTTTTTTAAAATGAAATAGTGCATCTATAGACGCTACCATGTCTGGTTCAACATCTTTGATGATTTCTACTAAGGGTTTGAGTTTATTTGCAATTTCTTTCATTAAGAGATAGTGTTTGCTTTCTAATATTTCATCTATTAAATCTTCTGGAAGATCTGTTTTGATTTCAAGAACCACACCATTGTCTGTAGAAATTGATTGAGTAATAGACCCATCATCAAATGTTTCATCATACTGTATTGTAACAGATATTGCTACATAGTATAAAAACACTATTTCTTCGTTGGTTAAATTGTAATAACTCATGATTAAAATTTTGGGAACAATCCTTTCTCTGCAAGATACTCAGCAATTTGCTTTTCTGTAGCAATATTGTGAATACTTACACTATTATTATACACATTTTCTCTACCATCATACTCTACAGATACCATTTGTTTAACAATAGGTGAGTTAGGAAATAAAGATAGCAGTAAACTGTCTACTTTTTTAGATACAATCTCATTTCTCCATTCAGATAACACCTGCTCCACTTTTTTGGACAGTACAGTCACTCTATACTTCTTTTCACGTGGTAAGGTTTCAATCTCTGACTTGGTCATTCTTTTTCTAGCATAAACTAAATCATCAAACATTTCTCTCAGTTTAGGAGTTAGAAAGTCACTCTTAATTTCAGAAGATTTTACTCCTTTGAATTCTTTACCAAACAGTTTAATGTCCCTGTTAGGGTCTCCTTTCTGAATGAAATAAGTGTAATGCTTGGATGTGTCGTGGTAATTAACAGTGATCTTATCTTTACTCACTGTTATTGATTTGTTGTCTTTTTTCATGGTGTATGAAATTATGGGTTAAACAAAAAAGGGGTGAACAATGTCACCCCTTACATTTATAAAGGTAAATAAACTATAAAAACTGAATTATTCTTCTTCAGGTGCAAAGTCTATTGAATCATCTAAATCTTCTATTGGAAAAGAAGATGGTGGTTCAACAACATCTAGAGAAGGTGGTATGTATTCAACTGTATTAGGTTTTTCCAGTATTGATCCAAAGAAAGGATTCTCCACTGCATCACCATAGTTGATTGAAATAAGATATTCCAACTCTTCATCTGTTAAATCTAGATATTGTTCTACAGATAGTTCAATAACTTTACCTGTTGGTAAGCTATATAACATATTAACAATTTCTACGAATATAAGTAGATATTATTAATAATCAATCAGTTATACAATAAAAGTTTGTAGTATACAGCTATACCTCTGAATCTTTCTTCTTTTTACCAGCTTTTGCAGCGTGAAGTTTCTTCTTCCAGTATGCATTTGTCTGGTTTATCACTTCTTGTTTCTCACTAAGCTTTGTTTTAAGAATCTCAATCTCTTTTACTAGTTCTTCATTCTTATTACAGAACAAACTTTTAATCCATTTAATCATATCTCGTATGTTTTATGTTCATCAATTTCCTCTGCAACCCCTTGGTAGAGAGGCATTCTTTCAGTTTTGTTTAAAAATGCTAGTACAATGTACAATTCTGCAAATCTATCATATCCCACTGTATTTGCAAATTCTTTTTTAGGAAATCTTACATCATCTCCTGTGTCTATAAAACTAAACAGTTCTTCACCTCTGTTATCTTCAGACCAGACATCATCGTTACTTCTATACAATGTTGTTACTTCATGTCCTTCATCATTCACTGTTTGTGTGATTGTATACTCATGAACAATCTTGTTCTCACTCTTGTAATCAAGAGTGTTACTTACTCTGTACTTTTTCATATTTATGATTTTAAAAGATTAAAAAAAAGGAGCTAGTAGAAACCAGCTCCGTCTCCCTCAAGATATTTCTTGTCCTATTGGTCAAAAAATAGTGGAGGTGGTGGGATTCGAACCCACGTCCATACAGATCATCTGTAATACCATTCTTACATGCTTAGTACTGTGTTACCACTGCACCGTAAAGGGAACTAACCAGTGAACAAGAGTCTTGTCACCAGCTCCACCACCTAGTTTATGAACTAGGAAACTAACTTTCTTTTTACATCATATAGTCTTGGATGGTCAGTGTCACAGGATGTCCTATGTCTTTACATTTGTCATTTTCTGTTGCAAAGTATGACTACTCCTCTGATTAAGCTAATTCAAGCTCAGCACCAGACAATTCTGCAAGCAGACTGTCGATAGTGTACTCAGAAAGTTCAACTGTATTGTTGTCCTTTAATTTTAATCAGTTTGTTTGACCACTGACTAGGTCTTGCATGTGATACTACCTACTTTCTGCTGTCAAATCCAGGCACCCCCATAAAAATGTCAGTGTTGGTTCCCCAATAAAAAGACCAAAACTTACACAACTCAAAGTTATGTGTTTATGATTAATTATACCCAACACTGACAATATTTTTATAAATCTTGTGGTATTTCCTCATCACACACCCATCCATCAGGCATGGGATCATCATCCACAGGTTCTTTTAGTTTTATATAATAAGTATCACTAGATTCAATATTTCCTGTTTTTGTATTGATTCTTACTTGCCAGCTGTACTCATATCCTAAACGATGAGGACTTTCAGCACCGTCATATTCATTTTGACAAATATAACAAAGTACACTGTCTTCATCACGACTTGATTCATCTACATACAATTTAGCATTTTCTATAAGAACAGCTTCATCACTACAGGTAATTTCAGCAATTATACAGTCGCCAGTGTGAACCTCAGTACCGTTTTTAAGTTTTATACTATTCATCATCATCGTGGGAGTTAAAAAAGTTACTTCTTGCTTCACCTAGTCCTTTTGAAAGTCTGTCACAAAACTTATCATAGTCTCTGTTTACAAAAGAATATGTTATTGCAGCTAATGACATAAGTCCTATAAACTGATGTGTGTTCTTTTTATCTCTCTTTAGCATCTCCATTTTTGCAAACTCCCAAACTGTATAAAGTTTTTCTGCTGCACCTGATGCTTTGTTTATGCATGCTTCTAATGCACCACTTGTTGTTGTTAACTCTAGAGGAGCATCATCCTCATCATCAAACAGATTTTCCATTTGATATTGTCTGTTAATAAATTCATACAGAATTGTAGCAGTGATTCTATTCTGAATATTGTCAGAAAGATTAAACGCATCACCTAGTGATTTTGCTTCATGATTAAGTTTCATGTTGTTTGTTTTTATTGGTTTTTAATGTTGTTTACTAAATTCAAAGCTCTTTGATGCCCTTCTACAGCATCTTGATGAGAAGTATATCTTTCTTGATAGTCATTGTATTCTCCACCAAATATCATAGTTTCCCATAACACTGGTTTATCATTGGAACTTTTATCCCATCTATGGTCTAGACCAAGAAATACAGTGGAAACAAAGACATCATTAGAAAGTTTATCCTGCTGAACAATTTTCATATCAGGATTTTCATACAGTTTTATACTCTCTTCTATGCTAACCTCGTAAGGTTGTTTATTTTCGTCTAATAAATAAAACATAAAATAAAAAGTAGGAGTGTGGTTAGCACTCCTTTTTACCTATTTTCTCAAAAATTTGGTTAACTGTTTGTACTGGTCCTACAGCATTAAGTCCTATTACAGATGTATATCCATAATTATCTTTTCTTCTTATGTCTCCATCTTTCATAGGACATCCTAAACCACCATCAGTTAATTCTTCACTGTTTATCCAAGATAAAAAGATACTTTCTCTGTATGAACCCAAACAAAATACAGGTGCAAACGTGGTCCAATTAAATCTCTCTCTTGCAGATTTAATCTTAACATGTGTAGCACTATAATCTGCAGTGTCAGGATGTGTACGTTCTGCAAAAGCAGTGTAATAAACTTCTGTAGCAATACCTGCTGTTTCTAATGCATAGATTGTTGGTATTGCTGTTTCTGCAACCCTTCTAAATGCATCTTGATCTACAGAAGCACTACCACAAATGTTAATTGCAATCTTTACAATAGGCTTTCTAGCATTCTTGTACACACTAAAATATCTATCCTCTCCAGATATTGCTTTAGATACATTCAGTCTAAAACCATGGTCTTGAAAGTTTATTCTTTTCTTGTATGTAAGAGCCTGTCTAATAAGCTTTTTGTAAGATGGATCTGCCATTGTTTTCTTTACAGCATCTTGACAAATTTTTTTACCTTTTGATGGGTCAAATCTTGCTTCAATAAATTTATCTCTGTTTCCTTCATCACCATATCTCCATGATCTAGCACCTCTATCAGAAATATCTCTATGTTGAGACTGGTTTCTTTTATTCATATCTGGAGATGGTTTAGAAGGATCAGTTTGTGTAAAGAACTCGTTGAGATCTTCATAGACGATATGATATGTATCGTCTTTTATAAACTTTTTCATTTATAGTTTTTTAAATGATTGAATAATATGTGTAGAGTGCACCCTTGTTAGAATGCACTCATACACATTTGTCTGACAACTAAACACCTACATTTCTAATCATTTTGTTCTTAAGTTCTACATCCCAGTGAGCACCAATCATGTTAAGAACATCTGCTTTGGTAAAACTGTTAGCAAGAAGCATAGAAGCATCATACATAGACCTTGTAGAGAATTTCTCTGATTCTACATTTGTGTCTATATATGTTCTAATCTTCTTAAACCAATCATAATGTTCACCAGAGATGCTTTTCTCTATGTTCTCATCATACCCAATGAAGATGCGACACATCTTGAATCTGTCTAGAAATGCCATGTCCTGCATCTCTCTACCTTGATACTCTACAGAACCAGAACCCCATGTGTTACCTGCAAGAATACAATAGAAATTCTCATGCTTCTTAGCAATTGGATTTTCTTGTCTGTTAGGTACACTGATTTGTCCTGTTCTGTCAAAGGCAGCGTTCAACACTACAGCAATACTAGGACTCATAGCGTCATACTCATCTACTAAGAATACACCACCATTTTCATAGAAGTCTAAGAATTGACTGGTGACATACCCATTAAGATTAGCAAAACCTACAAGCTCTGACTTACTTGCTTCCATGTTACAAGAGAATGAACCATATCTCAAGTTCATAGCTTTAGCAGCCTGCTTAGCTAGTGTGCTCTTACCTGAACCAGTGGGACCTACAATCATTGCTTGCTTAAACATGTTCAAGAAACTAACAAGTTTAGGCATTTCAACGTGTTCTGTACCCTCTGTTTCATACTTCAGTTCTGTGTTAAGGAAAATCTGTGTCTTTTTGCTCTCCAAATAGGAGTTGATAATTCTTTCTTTGACACCAAGAAAGTCTTCTGTCACTTGCTTTACGCAGTGTTCTTTTAGATCTTCAGTGATTTTTATTCTCTGTTGACCTATTACATCGCTCAAGATTCCCTGTAGCTTGTCATGTCTCAATTTGTACATTACAAGTTTGTCTACTCTTTCTTGAATTGCTGTTTCAGGAATAAGGACCTGAAATCCTTGTGAAGTGTTGCTCATCTTCTTTTTTTTGTTTTTGTTAGGAATTTAATTATAGTTAAAAAGTTGTTTTGTGTCGTTTGTCACCATACCTCTAAGGTCATTGATTAGTTCAGAGACTTTGAAGTCAAATAGATATGTTTTGTTACTATACTGCAAAAGGTCTATCATTCTACCTTTTATATCCATTATCATTTCAATATCATCAAATAAATTCGCTAATCTTAGTAATAATAAGGTTCTGATGCTTGATTTTACTTCCATTGGTGCATCACTACCAACATTTTTGATTACATCTTCAAGAAGACTAACTGTTTTTAACAGCATTTCATTTCTTGATTCTAGTGCATTTTTCATTTTAAATGAATTTAATGATGAGAAAATGGGACTAACAGAATTACACTCCATTAGTCCCGTTAATTTTAGTTTAACACAGGGTTATTTACGTCCTGTGTGGGGAAGTGCTAGTCACACTAACATTCTTTCCTTGAAACTACAATGAGAATCGAACTCATGTCTCCTGGTTACAATCCAAGGCTTTACCATCTAAGCTATGTAGTTTACCAACCCTAACACACAAAATATTTTTACCAGATAAGCTGGGGTGGTTTATAGATTACACACCAAACTGCTGTTGTTGTTGAAGTCAAAACAGTCAAAACCCTATCCAATATGTTCAAACTCTTGCTTTCTTATGAGCATGTTAGCTCTTGCGAATGAGTTCAATAGTACAATCATATGTTCTAAACTGGTCTTTAATGAAGCACTTACAGAAGAATTACCCACACTATAACACTGGTTGTACACTATCTTACCATCATGAATGTTAAGTCCTAGTGTTGCTCTTTCACCATCTTGTTCTACAGCATAGGCTAAATAGTTGCCATACTTTATAGAATTCCAATAGTTGGTGTAGACGCAGTGTTTCATCAGTTTACCCTCAAAGTACACTTCTTTTTGGGTCTTTAGAAGTTTAAACCCTGGATAGTTAAACTTATCATATGGCAAAAGAGATTCTACAACAACATCTTCCATATGTTCACCTTCTATATCCATTATGATTTTAGTCCACTGATTGTGTTCTTCTGTTAGTCTTTTCTCACTCCACTTAAAGTCTATCTTTTTATCAAGTGTGAGCGCTTGCTGTATCATATCAAATACAAGATATTCTTGTTGTGAACTAATGATTGATTGACCTGAATACTTGTTAGTTTGCACATTAATCATCCATTCAAAGAAGTGGTTTACATCTTTAGCAACACTCATTGCTCTTAACAGGTTTTGTTTGTTCTGGGTGTTATTACCAGTAAGCACATCTAAAAAGAGTTTAGGGCTTGCATCTTTAAATCTCATCACTTTAAGATAGGCTTTACACACTTCTGTGTTGTTTGTAATCTTACCTATAAAAATCTTTTCAGCAATAGATTTAGTGATGTATGGTATAAGACCTGCGTGTAACCAGTTGCATTTGAAATGGTCTAATACTAGTCTAATACTCTGTAACTCAAAGATGTTTTTACCAAACCATATAGAAAGCTTGTTATTCTTTATGGTGAAACCTTCTTTCTTTACAGCCTGCCTGTAATACCCTGACTTGCTTTTCTTTACAGCATATGTGGTGTATGCGTAATGTACAGAATCATCTTTATAGAGTATTTCTGCTTCTGATGCGTGTCTACTCATAAAGTTTCTGTAATAGAGCACATTCTTGTAGAGAGAGTTGGGCATTTTGAGGAAGTCTACTACCTCATCTTGCATTTTAAGGAGTTGTATTTTTTCCATTAGGAATAAATTGAGGGGATTATAAAATATGACAGTCTGTTTTATCCAACTACAACTGTCGTGGCTGTCCCTGAGCAGTCCTCTTTTCTGGACTATGTCCAATTTAGATTTCTGTTTTATAGTTACACTATACAGGTTAGGAATAAATCGTTTAGAGACCAGCTCTAGGGTGATCAACCCTACCCTTTACGCTACTCTCAGGGTGAACAGACCAATGTGACTGCTACATCACTTCTCATCATCTAATGGCGAGACTAGACAGAGCTTACCTGTCACGTATCTTTACTAATAAGTGCTGACACTATTGCTCCTGCTATGAGAAACAATAGTATCAACACCTGTTTAAGCAACTCTTTTCTATCTGACACGAGTCATGCATTTAGATCTGCCATTGCAACCATATCCTGTGGGTGCACAGCTGTTCATTAGTACAACCATTGCTACAGCACATGCTATTAGGAATATAGACAATAGTCCTTGGTTCATAACTCTATCGTCATGTCTTCTCTGGAACTCTGTGTTCCTTGGGCGTGGCTCTGTCATGATGAACATAAGTATGGATACAGCAGATAACACCATATAAGTGCACAGTTGTCCTAGTGATGTGTTACCAGACATTGTGCAAAATAGGTATACAAATGCAATAGTTGTGATTAGGGCAAATATGCCAATTGAGATGTGAAATGCTTTTTTCATTTGTTTAGACATTTTAGTTTTTGACGTTGGTTTACAATTATTATGAGCATAGCTAAGAAGACTATTGGTTCTATTATACAGAATACGAGTACATTGATTTCAATATATCCCATACCTGTAACTTTTGCCATTATCTTCATGACTTGCACGCAGAAGTAGTAGATGAGTTCAATCATCGTTTAAGTTTTTAAGGTTTTGAAATGTTGTTAATACACCTATGACAGATAGTAGATAAATCCATGCTAGTATCATGTAGAATGCGTGTCTGCTGTGTATGTTAAAGGATATAAAAAGTGTTAGCAATCCTAATAAGACTGCTAACACATTAATTATCTTTCTCATACTCTTGATATTATAGAAGACACTCTAGCACAGGCTATAGCATCTTCTTTGTTATCAAATACAGCTAAGAACTTGTTAGAGTGGATGAAATTCTCTTTACCAATGGAAACAAGATGATGATTTACACTATCTCTAGTGAGGAGATTCCATTTACCAGCTTGAGGGTAAACGAGGAACATTTCTTCTTCATATCTTTTCCAATGAGAAGGGAAGGCGTTGCACACTACTATGTCATCACCTTTTCTTTCACCACTATCCCAGATTTCTCTAGATAGAGTAGCTCTTTCTACGTTCTCTTTACAAGACTGGATGTAGTTACGACATACCCATACAGCTTTATCAAACCCATCTTCAAGGTTGTTAAAGCTTTTGATAAGGGTGTTAAACTGGAAACCATTCTTATCTTGGGGTCCGTTGCAGTCTATGTCACTAATCTCTAGGAGTGTATCTATTAACTCATCATATATGTCACCATCAATATAACTTTTGTTATAGAGATGTTTGAAGAGTAGTACACAGGCAGAGTGGAGATTGCTGTCTTGGTGGTGGTCAAAGTTGTTAAGCTCTTTATTATATAGACCTCCTACATCAACAATCCAGATGTCTGGGTTGGTGAATTCATCTGCAGCAATGTTCCTAGTTCTTTCTACAGGAAGGGTTGGTCTAATAAACTCTAATAAGAGAGCAACAGACATAACATCATCAGCATGGAAGATGCTATCGTGGGTGATTACTTTACTAATCATGGGATTTATAGTTTTTGTGGTGAATAATACAGGTTTAATTAATCTTAGTGTAGTATATAATAGACTCCTGCTCATCTTCATTTATTATATCAAACAATCTTTTACTACTGATAAAGTTTTCAGTGTGTCCAGAAGGGTAGACAATAACAATTTGGGTGTCAGGTTTGTAGGATTTTGGGCTGTCCTCTTTGTCTTTTCTATTCTTCATCTTACTAATATCATCATAAGAGAAGTTACTACTTTTAATTACTAATGTATCCATCTTATTTATATTTGGGGTTTATATTAGAAGGAATAAGAGAAGACTATAACATAATCTTCTCCATCCTTCTGTAGTTATTCTGTTATACATCAATAGGACGAGACTACATACCTTCCTAATGACAACTTTCAATACCCTCTAGAAGGGTTGTACCTATATAGCTATATACTCGCGCAAAATTCAGTAACACTACTATGCATAACATATTAGTGTATTAGTGAGAGGTTTCCTGCCACACAAAGAGAGAGACCAACTAACATTTTATAACATGTTAGTCAGTCTTCTTGTGGGTTATGATAAAAAACCCCCCGAAGGGGGTCTTAAAGTCCTTTAGGACTTTGCACCAGCACGCCTGCGTGTAGGTGCTACAGGTGCATCATCTTTAGATGTGTCACCTAGTATTGCAGACTCGAGCTTTTCAAGATCGATGTCTGCATACAGACGTGTAGACTTCCTGGGTTCAGGAAGGTCTTTACCATGTCTGTCCTGGGTGTAGTAGACTGGTTCATCAGTCTGCACATCCCAGTCAATCTTATCGCCTACTGAGAGGGACTCGAAGTAGGTGTTGATTGCATCGATGATGTCATCAGATACTTCTGATGCATCAGCGAGGTACTTCAAAGATGGTACATGGTACACTGTACCTGACCATCTTTTAAGACCTAATTTCTTAGACTCTCTAGGAGCATTTGGAGTTACCAATAGTGATCCTCCCTTGTTAATTCTTTTGATATACATATTGTATGATTTTATGACAGGGGGTCATTCCCCTGCCAAATAAAGGTGGGGGAGTTGTTGGTTAGGACCCATTACACCATCTAACACAGACCAAAAATTTTGGGGATAAAAAAAATTTGGATTACACCAAAATGATTCTATAATTTTGTATATTATTAGTGTATCTCCTGTATACCACAGGAATCACCCTTGAAGGTCTCAAAAGATATATAGAGGGTCAGACGTTGGATGGTAGGTGTAAATAACACTGAGATTTCTCCGACAGATACATCTTAAATAAAAACATTTATTAATATGTACAAAGTTTCCTAGGGGAGAGGTGTATCTTCTCATGAAAATTTTGTATATTGTATTGTAATGAGATACTTTGTTAAGTTAGATAAAAATCAACATCCTGTACCAGGGTCATTAGTGTATAACACCACTATTCCTAAAAAGGGTAAATGGTTTGAGATAATTAAACCCTGTCTAGATGAAGATAGTCATTGCATACAGTCTCCTAAGCCTGAGGGCTATTTCCAGAAATTAAAATTCTACTATCTCACTGACTGTGACTGCCAGCCTATAGCTGGGTCTAATGTGTCTGCCTATTGTAAACCTACAACGGGTAATTACATAGAATACTTTCCTACATGCTTAATAAAACCCTGTGAATAATGCTTAAATTCATTTTATGAAAGAACCAAACAGAGAGCGTAAGAATGATATTAAATATAAAGTGACGCTCAATGATGAGCAGAAAGAAGTGAAGAGGTTGATAAGAGAAAACCAAATTGTTGTTATAACAGGAAGAGCAGGATGTGGTAAGAGCTTAGTGTCAGCCCAGACAGCTTTAGACTTCCTATTTAAAAAAGAATATGAACACATCTATGTTACACGTGCAGCTGTGGAAGTTGGTCATTCTCTTGGGTTTCTCCCTGGTAGCCTATCTGAGAAGTTTGATCCCTACCTTGAGGCCTTTCAAGAAAACCTTACAAAATGTTATGATGAAGCTAAAATACAATCTCTTATTAATGATGAAAAAATTAAATCCCTTCCAGTACAGTTTATTAGAGGAAAAACTATTGATGATATCCTTGTGGTGGAAGAAGCACAAAATCTCACAAAACCTGAAATCCTTGCTATACTCACTAGGCTCGGGAAAAATGGTAAGATAGTTGTCAATGGTGACAATGAACAGAAAGATATTAAAGATCCTTACAATGGCCTATCCTACATAATAGAACTCTCTAAGAAAATACCAGAGATCAAATGGGTGAAACTCAAACACAACCATCGATCAGATCTGGTGGGGAAAATACTAGACTATGAATACAAGGGGAGCTAAGCTCTCCTTTTTTATTTACACACACTCTGTTAATAAATAAATATTAAATATTAAATATTTAGTTTTAAATTTGGAAAGTTTAAATATTTAAAGTATATTATATTATGAAAGGAAAGAAAAACTACAGAGTGGAGCTTATTGAAGAAGGCAAGCTTTCACATTACAGAGTGACAACAAACCAGTATGGTGAAGAAATTAGAGTGCCTGTTATTGATGCCAGAGATGGTATTGTTGAAAGGATTATTGCAATGGGTGTAATTAAAAGATCTAGGGGTAGTAAGTATATTGCTTACAATGAATACCACAGGTCACATAAGACTAAAAAGAATTTGTCAATTTAAAACCAATAAATATGTCAGAAGAAACAAAACAACCAACCAAAGAAGAGGTTATAGAATTTCTTAATGAGAGTATTGAAATCTCTAAACTAAGAGCTGATCTTCAAGACTACAACACTAGGATTGCTGTAGGTAGAGCTGAAGAATTAAAAGCTTTAGCATTTATTGCTAACCTTACAAATCCTAAAGGAGATGAGCAAGTGACGCACACTGTCACTCAGGAAGACTATGAAGCTAACCCTCAGTTGGCAGAGATGGGTATTTCTGTAGGTGATGAGGTGATGATTCCTAAAGAACAAGCTAGAAAATTAAAAAGAAAAACTGAAGAATAAACCATGGCTGTTGTAAATCAAGTTGAGAAAAAAGCTAAAATGGACAAGTTTTCCATTGTTCAATATCAGATAGTGACACATTGTTTTCTATCTGGAATTATGCTAAGTAGTGCAGAACTATCCTGTCTATCCATGTTAGCTTTAGAAGGAGAGCAGGAGCTAAACTCTTTTTGTCAAAAGATGTTTGGTAATTCTATTTTTAAATCTCCTCAAACTGTAAGAAATACAATAGCTAAAGCAGAGAAAAATAGTTTGGTGATAAAGGAGGGGAAGAGTAAGAAAAAGATTTACATCAACCCCTCCCTTAAAATACAAACTGATGGTAACATATTTCTAAACTATAAATTCTTATCAGTTGCGCCCACAGAAAGTTAAAGATATTATTCCAAGTTTTGCTATGGAGATGGAAAGACCTGTAGAGGAAGTGCAGGCAGTGGTGTCTTTTTACTATAAAAGAGTGAGACAAGTGTTGTCAAATCTTAATTCTCCAACAGTGCATATAGAAAATCTTGGAAACTTTTACATAAAAGAAAAAGCATTAGATGCTTATATAGAAAAGTGTGAAGGGCATGTAGATGCTCTCAATAATAATATATTTAAAGAGTATGATAGTAAGGTGAGTTATAGGACTAAGCTAGAGATGACTAAGAATATGAAAACCCTTCTTAATGAAGAAAGAGGAAGAAGGAAAGAAGTAATTGATAAAAGATTTAACAATGAGTCTGAAAAATAATATTATACAAATCTGGAAAAATAAGGGGCAGATACTAGAAGGTATCACTAATAGTATTTTTAAGAAAGAGGATATTGAAGAGATTGCTCATAGTAGAATGCTTACATGTACACGATGTAATCTTTATGACGAGAGTGGTAAAGGATGTATGGTTTCAGGAACACAACCTTGTTGTGATGAAAGATTTGGAGGTTGTGGGTGCTCTTTAAATTTTAAGACACGTAGTCTTTCTTCAGAGTGTCCTTTAGGTAAATGGAAAGCTGAGCTTACAGAACATGAAGAAGGATTGTTAAAAGAAAAATTAGGAATTAATGAGTGATTTAATATTCAAACCAGAGAAACACGAATACTCTTCAGCAGAAGATATTAAGTGGACAAGTGTTACAAGCTTTATATCAAAACTTAAAAAACCTTTTGATGCAGATACAATTGCTGTAAGGTCATCAAAGAGTAAGAAGAGTAAGTGGTATGGAATGACACCTGATGAAATTAAAACTGCATGGAAGGCTGAAGCTGATAGAGCTACAACACTAGGTACATGGTATCACAATCAAAGAGAAGCTGACATATGTGGACTCTCTACAATAGAGAGAGAAGGAGTGGTAATACCTATATTTAAGCCTATTGAAATTGATGGTATTAAACATGCTCCAGATCAAAAACTTTCTGATGGAGTCTATCCTGAACATATGGTGTATTTAAAATCTGCAGGACTTTGTGGTCAGTCTGATTTAGTAGAGGTGGTAAATGGTAAGGTGAACATCACTGATTATAAAACAAACAAAGAAATTAAAACAGAGGGGTACACTAGTTGGGAAGGAGTTACACAAAAGATGTTAGCACCAGTTGGTCATTTAGATGATTGTCATTTAATGCACTATGCTTTACAGCTAAGCATGTATATGTACATCATTATTAAACACAATCCAAGGCTATCTCCAGGTAAATTAACCATCCATCATATTCTTTTTAAGGAAGCTGGTAGAGATAAGTTTGACAACCCTATAGCTGAATTAGATTCACATGGTAATCCTATTGTTTTAGATATTATTCCTTATGACCTACCTTACTTAAAACAAGAGGTCATCACTCTAATTAATTGGTGGAAAGATAATAATTAAATATGACAGACAACACTGTTTATACAATACCAGAACTTATTGAGCTCTATAAAAATAACGAGCTTCCTGATAATGTAAAAGTATTTAGATATAAATCTGCTAAAGGAGAATATTGGATACATCTTGATGAATTAAAACAAGAAGTGGTATTAGCAGGATCCTATCTTCACAGTAGTAAGGATAAAAAGAAAATATGATATTACAATTAAATCCAACTATTGAAGTGCACACACCATTAGGTGATGGTGAAGCAATGTTTATTATAGATTATGGTGTCAATGTAAACACCGTGTGGGTGGTTAGATTTAAAAAAGGAGTGGTAAAACATTTTTATTCAGATGATATAAGAGTGTGGGGTAATCCTATGAATGGTAAAGGGTGGGATGTAGAAAAACTAGATGAGGTGATTACAAAGATTCCACCTACAGCAAAACGTAATATGGACTTTTTAAAAGTGGAAAAAAATGATAAGACTATTTGATGTACAGAACGGTAAGGTGATTCCTAGTGAGCATTGTTACACACTTAAGTTTCTTAAAGATATAATGGATGAGTATCCTAACGAATATTTGCGTATCTATGCGTATCTATTTTATATGACTTGTCCAAACCCTGATCTTAATCCTTTCTTTGATATTCCAGAAGAAGACAAAGAAGAGATGATACTTAAAGAGATAGAAGCAGATTTTAGTACAGATGACACTACAATATTTAAAGCACTTAAGACTTGTGAAAAAATGTATCAAACCCCTACATATAGGGCATACCAAGGTATTAAAATATTCTTGGATAATATGGCAAAAAGTATGGCCACAGAACAACTTACATTTGGTAGAGATGGGTCTAGTCCTGCTCTTTTAAGAATGGCAGAGAAGTATGACCAAGTGAGACAATCCTTTAAAGGTGTATATAGAGACTTAATGGAAGAACAACAAAGTTCTGTGAGAGGTGGGCAAAACTTAGCTTATGATCAATAAAAATAAATCTATGGCAAAGAAACAAGAAGTGTATCAGGATGTAGAACCTGGTTACAAAAATGAAGATGACTTTATGAATGATTGGGTGTTTCATTATAACACTTACTCTAAACAGTGGGCAGCTATTCCTAGAGATTATTACAATGAGTATTGGAATAATTTTAAGCATCCTGAAGTGTTAAGAAGTAAGCACATGAATACTTTACTATCTCTGTTGTATAAAGCTAAAGGAAATAAGGACATCATAGAAGACATTGCTAGTGGAGAAATCAAATAATTATATAGAAATACCCACCTATTCTAATGGAGAATGGAGTGTCACTGAGTTTGCTACAAGAGAAGACTTCAGAGACTTTCTATTACCATTATTTAAAGAACCAGGTCAGTATGGATTTAATGATGACTCTTTTATATTTAATGCTGAGGGTAGAAAGTTTCAGAAACAAGGGTTTTATTGTGCAGCCCCTGTTAAATCCAAAGACTTTATAACTTACTGGGATGATCAAAAAGATAAATGTCGTAAAGGAATTATTGTTCATAGTGGCGAGCATACTTGGTATCTTACTCGTGATTATTATATGTGGCTTAATTTTCTTCCCATCTATGATAAAGAAGAAAAAAAGTTCACATTTGCAAAAGTGAGGGATGCTCAATATCACATGGCACTCTATGAAATACTAGGTGAGCTTCATTGGAAGCATGCTATTATTCTAAAGAAACGTCAGATAGCATCCTCCTATTTTCATATGGCTAAACTTATCAACCAGTATTGGTTTGAAGCAGGTGCTGTATTAAAGATAGGAGCTAGTTTAAAAGATTATATCAATGAAAAAGGTTCATGGAAGTTTCTTAATGAATATAAAAACTTCTTGAATGAACACACTGCATGGTATAGACCAGCTGAACCAGACAAGGTGGGGGCATGGCAACAGCAGATTAAAGTGAGACAGAATAATCGTGACACTTATAAAGGACTTAAATCTACAATCAACTCCTACTCTTTTGAAAAAGATCCTACAAATGGTGTCGGTGGTCCTGTAACTTACTTCTTTCATGAGGAAGCAGGTATTGCTCCTAAAATGGATGACACTTATGGGTTCATGAAACCAGCATTAAAGTCTGGTCACATTATTACAGGTCAGTTTATAGCAGCTGGATCAGTGGGTGATCTTGATCAGTGTGAACCTATGAAAGATTATATAATGAATCCTGAGGAGAATGGGTTCTATGGTGTCACTACTAACTTAATTGATTCTGATGGTACTATTGGTGTCACTGGTTTATTTATTCCTGAGCAGTGGAGCATGCCTCCTTATATAGATAACTATGGTAACTCTAAAGTGGAAGAAGCTTTAGCAGCTCTAGAGATAGAGTTTGCTAAGATGAAAAAAGAAATGGAACCAGCTGCCTATCAGCTTACTGTTTCTCAGCAACCACGTAATATTGAAGAAGCATTTGCTACTAGAAAGGTGAGTGTGTTTCCTACACATCTTGTCACTAAACAGATGCAAAGGATATCAGAAAAGAACTATGCTGTAGAGTATTTAGATCTATCTAGAAATGCTGAAGGTAAGATTGTAGCTAAAGAATCTAGAAAACTTCCTATAATGGAGTTTCCTATTTCTAAGAAGACAGAGGATAAAGAAGGAGTGATATGTATTTATGAAAGACCTTGCAAAGATCCTACATTTGGTATGTACTATGCTTCTATAGATCCAGTGGGTGAAGGTAAAACTACAACATCAGAATCATTATGCTCCATCTATGTATATAAGAATCCTGTAGAAGTTATTATAGATGAGGGTGACGGCAAGGTGAGAAATACTATTGAAAGAGATAAGATAGTAGCATCATGGTGTGGTAGGTTTGATGATCTTAACAAAACCCATGAGAGACTAGAGATAATTATAGAATGGTACAACGCATGGACATTAGTGGAGAATAACGTAGCTCTTTTTATACAGTATATTATTTCTAAAAAGAAGCAGCGATATTTGGTACCTAAGGATATGATATTATTTTTAAAAGACATAGGTGCAAACAGAAATGTCTTTCAGGAGTATGGATGGAAGAACGTAGGTACACTATTTAAAGGAACTATTCTATCATATGGTATTGAGTTTCTTAAAGAGGAGCTTGATTATGAGACAGACCCTGATGGAACTATTACCAAAACTATATATGGGGTGGAGAGAATACCTGATCCTATGTTGCTAAAAGAGATGCAATCATATAGAGAAGGACTTAACGTGGATAGACTAGTAGCATTCTGCTCTTTAGTAGCATTTGCAAAGGTGCAACAATCTAACAGAGGAATCTCTAAAAGAGTGGAGTATAGTGAGAAAAAATTGGAAAATTCAGAAAAAAGTTATAAATTAAAAGTGAGCCCATTTAGACATATGGGTAAACCATCTACTCTGAGGAAGCAGTTTACTATTCAGAAAAACCCATTTAAAAATATTAGATAATGTATTATATAGTATCTTCTGATAATATTTCACTTGTAGCTGGCGAAGTATCATCTCCTAAAAAAAGACTGGTTCAAGATCTTTTAAAGGATGAAGTTATCAGTATGGATGAAGCTTTATTGCTTCTAGATGGAGAAAGTCCTATTGAAGAATCTTATAATCGTTGGACAACAACTACTACAGAAGATTCTGATTACACTATAACTTATTAATAATCATGCAAGTATATAACGCCTTAGACCTTAAAGCAGGTAAAAAGACCCAGTATAATAAGATGGGTACTCTCACCCAACCTATTCAGTTTTTACCAAAAGCTGAGAAGGATGGAGAATGGGGTGCGTGGAATATGGACTGGTTAGAATGGCAGGGTATAAAACAGATTAGACGTAACTCTAGAAAACTATTAAAGAATTACAAACTTGCTAAAGGTATTATTGATCGTACAGATTACATTATAGAAGATGATAATGAGTATGCTGATTTAATCGAAACTCTTACTAAAGAAGATCAATCTGCATTAGAGCTTAAGTTCTATCCTATCATTCCTAATGTTATAAATGTACTAACAGGGGAGTTTTCTAAGCGCACTTCTAAAATAATGTTTAGAGCTGTGGATGACATCTCTTACAATGAGATGATGGAAGAAAAAAGAGCTATGATAGAGCAAACTCTTTTAGCTGAGGCTGAGCAGAAGACTATAATAAATCTGATAAATATGGGTATGGACCCTAACTCAGAAGAAGCACAGCAAGCTCTTAATCCTCAACAATTAAAGTCACTACCTGAAATAGAAGCATTCTTTAAAAAAGACTATAGATCTTTAGTAGAAGAGTGGGCTACCCATCAACAAAAAGTAGATGAGGAAAGATTCCACATGTATGAACTAGAGAACATGGCCTTTAGAGATATGCTCATCACTGATAGAGAGTTCTGGCATTTTAGAATGATGGAGGATGATTATGAAGTAGAACTTTGGAATCCTCTACTAACTTTCTATCATAAATCACCAAGCTCACGTTATGTTTCTCAGGGTAACTGGGTAGGTAAGATAGAAATTCTCACTGTAGCTGATATTATTGATAAGTATGGATATATGATGGATCAGGATCAATTGGAAGCTTTAGAAGCTATCTATCCTGTTCGTTCAGCTGGTCTTCCTATTCAAGGATTGCAGAATGATGGATCATACTATGATGCTACAAGATCTCATGCTTATAATGTTGAGGGTCCATCTTTAGCATATCGTCAGTTTCTATCTACATATGAGAACATGCCTTATAATGGTGATATTGTTCAGTGGATATTATCTGAAGGTGAAGACTTTTTAGACTATGGTCCTACGCACATGTTGCGTGCTACTACATGTTATTGGAAAAGTCAGCGTAAAGTGGGTCATCTTACTAGAGTGACAGAAGAAGGTGAAATTATACAGGATATTGTAGATGAAAGCTATATCATCACTGAAAAACCAGTGTATAATACAAAAGTTACAAAAGATAAAACTAAAGATACTCTTTTAGTTGGAGAGCATGTAGAGTGGATATGGATAAATGAAACCTGGGGTGGTATTAAGATTGGTCCTAATAGACCCTCATTTTGGGGTATGAATAATCCTGGAGGACTAGCTCCAATGTATATTAATGTAGGTAAACTGCCATTCCAATTTAAAGGAGATAGTACAATATACGGTTGTAAACTTCCTGTAGAAGGTTCTGTTTTCTCAGATAGAAATACTAGGTCTGTAAGTCTTGTAGACTTGATGAAACCTTACCAAATAGGCTATAATATTGTGAATAACCAAATAGCAGACATCTTAGTAGATGAACTGGGTACGGTTATCATGCTAGACCAGAATGCTTTACCACGTCACTCATTGGGAGAAGACTGGGGTAAAAATAATCTGGCTAAAGCCTATGTTGCTATGAAGAACTTCCAGATGCTACCATTGGATACTTCTATCACTAATACAGAGAATGCTCTTAACTTTCAACACTACCAAGTGTTAAATCTAGAACAAACTCAACGTCTACTATCTAGGATTCAACTAGCAGGGTATTTTAAAAACACTGCATTTGAAAGTATAGGAATTAGCCCTCAGCGTATGGGATCTATAACAGGACAGCAAACAGCTACTGGTATAGAACAAGCTGTTGTGAATTCATATGCTCAGACAGAACACTATTTTGTACAGCATTGTGACTATCTAATGCCTAGAGTGCACCAAATGAGAACTGACTTAGCTCAGTATTACCATTCTAAAAATCCAAGTTTAAGACTTCAATATATAACATCTACTGATGAGAAGGTTAACTTTAAGATGAATGGTGTAGACTTGCTATCAAGAGATTTAAATGTATTTGCTACAACAAAGAGCAACCACAGGGCTGTGCTAGATCAGCTTAAGCAATTAGCTCTTACTAATAATACAGCTGGAGCTTCTATATATGATCTTGGTAACATTGTTAAATCTGAGTCTATTGCTGAGTTAACAAGTGTTCTTAAAGCTGCTGAAGAGAAAGCTAATGTTATTAGACAAGAGCAAGCACAGCAACAACAGCAGATGCAAGAGCAAGAACTACAAGCTAGACAACAAGAAGCTCAGATGAAGATGGAGTTTGAAGCTCAAGAGAATGAAAAAAATAGACAATCTCAAATTATACAAGCTCAAATAAGATCTGCTGGGTATGGGTCTACTGTAGATATTAACCAAAACTTGCAGTCAGATTATCTTGATGCAATGGAAAAAATACAGAAGCAAGATAATTACAAAGAGAGTATGAACTTTGAGAGAGAAAAAGAACTTAATAAAACAGCATCTCAAAGAGAGCTTAATGCAATTAAAGAAAAAGAGATACAAGCTAGAGAAGCTATAGCAAATAAACAACTAGAAATAGCACGTACTAATAAGAATAAGTATGATGCAAAATCTTCTGATAAGAAGAAAAAATAATCTATAGCTGTATACTAGCAAAATTGATTTTTTCCAGATACATTTTTAATGTTTATACAATTATATTTTGTATATTAATAATGTAGACAAAAACCAACAATATGAATACACAAACCAATAGTGCACAGACAGTTGTGCAACAAGTAGACTTTGACATAGATTCTCTTTTTGATGGAGCACCTGGGGCTGATAGTATTGTAACTCCTGTTGATGGAGCAGCAAACTTAAATGAAAAAAAACCAAATGTGTTTAGCACTGGTAAAGTAGATTTAAGTTTTTTAGATCCTGGAGCTGAAAAAGAAGAAGAGAAAAAAGAAGAGGATAGTTCAGATGATAAAAAGGTTTCACATGAAACAGTAACTAAAGATGACATAGATGACATCTTAAATACTGCAGATGATGAAAATACTGAAGATAAAAACTCAAGTGGAAGACCAAGATTAGATAAGTCTGGTTTGGTTGACACGATGAGTAAGTTAATAGACGAAGGACTACTTATTCCATTTGATGATGAGAAACCAATGGATGAGTATTCTGTAAAAGATTGGAAGGAGCTTTTAGAAGCAAACTTTCTAGAGAAAGAAAAAGGTGTAAGACAACAAACACACCAAGAGTTATTTGAATCACTACCAGTAGAGTTGCAATATGCAGCTAAATATGTAGAAGATGGTGGTCAGGATATGAAAGGTTTATTTAGAGCACTTGCTCAAGTTGAGGAAGTAAGAGAAATGAACCCATCTGATCCTAATGACCAAGAATACATTGTTAGACAGTATATGCAAGCTAAGGGTATTAACAGTGCTACAATTGATGAGGATATTGAGACCTGGAAAGATCTTGGTAAACTAGAACAAAAAGCAAAGCAGTACAAACCTGAACTAGATCAAATGCAAGAACAGGTTGTTATGCAACAGTTAGCAGTTCAGGAGCAAATGAAACAACAACAGCAAGAAGCAGCTGATGCTTATGTTGAGAATGTTTATGAAGCTTTAAAAACAGCTGACTTAAATGGTGTAAAACTTGATAAAAAAACACAAGCGCAACTTTACACTGGACTAGTTCAACCACAATATCCTTCAATTAGTGGACGTCCTACTAACTTATTAGGGCATCTATTAGAGAAGTATCAGTTTGTAGAACCTAACTACCCACTTATAGCTGAAGCTCTTTGGTTACTTTCTGATCCTGATGCATATAGACAAAACCTTATGAAACAGGGTAAGAATGAAGCTGTTACTCAAACTGTTAGACAACTTAAAACAGAACAGGCTAATAAGATAGCTAGTTCAGTTCAAGATGATGATGGTGATACAAGACAACAAAGAAAAATAGCAAGACCAACAAATATTTTTAAAAGATAACTTATTAACAATTAAACAATAAAATCCTATGGCAACTCCAGTTTTAAACAATGGTATATTTCTACGTGATAC